TACCTGCTGGGGAACCAGGCAAAGATCCACCATCCGTGTATAGTGGATTTATGTAATTCATCCACTCTTCAAATAATCTGATGATATTATAATTAGTATCGACGTAAAAATCTAGTGTTAATTGTGGAAACTGTCTTGCCCTTGCAAAAGTTTCTGTAATTCCTTGAAAAGAACCCTGTTCTGTAGATAACTCAAACTGAGCTCCAGGAATAATAGCTCTATGGCAAAGAAATTCGTATTTTAATCCATTATTATTATCACCTCCACCAAAAACACCGCACTCCTGCAACCACTTATTGATTCCAGTTGAAGTGTCAGAATCGGCCATATACAGACTCAGTTTAAAATGACTGGTCTGAGATAATTCGCCAATATAATCCATAGCAGAAGCGAGGGTACTTCCCCCATACTGCCTGGGTGTGGTCATCCTTAGATGCAGTGGATCTACTCTATCGTAGTTCGTACTAGGCACTATAAATATTTTTTAAGGATCTATACTATGTATATGAGTTATAAGGGAAAATATCGACCAGAGAATCCCCGAAAGTATAAA